TCAAGTTTGAACTTCGCACGGCGCCACGTTGATCTGGCACCAGAAAACCCCGAGCTCCCGGAACACCTTGCGCAAGCTCTCGTAGTTCACCGGCTTCTCAACGTACGCATTGGCGCCGTATCGATACGCCTGGCGCACTTCTGAAGGCAGCATTTGCCCGGAGTGGATCACCACCGGCACCAAATCAAAATCCGGATCGGATCGAATCCGCCGCAATATTTCCAACCCACTTACGCCGGGCATTTGATGATCCAGGATTACCACCGCCGGCGGGCCTTCCGGGCGGTCGACAAAATCGCCACGCTGGTGCAGGCAATCCAGCACCTCATGCCCGTCCTGCGCATATACCAATTCCTGGTCCACACCGCCTTCCTGAATCATCTTCCCTATCAGGAACCGATCGTTCGGGTCGTCATCTGCTACTAACATCCATATCGGAACAGCCATACTCGGGCCTCCTAATCACTCCTCACCATGGACTTTTGGGAAGCATTCAACAAGTAGGGTTGGCTCCCCGAAATCGTACTTGTTCATACGTTTTCCACCCCAAATAAACTGAACGAAATCGTAGCATTGGTCGCATAAACCCGCACTTCGTCGTTTTCGCCCAGCGTGAGTTCCAAAACCGCCGCATGCGTCGCGTTCCCACCCAGCGCGTGGTCGTAATACAAATAATGTTGCACCGCGTCCGCTTCGGCCTTCGGCGCAACGGCCACGCGAAAGGTAGTCGCCGCGCCCGAACGGTTGCACACCACCAACGTCGTCGCGCTCGTACAGGCGCACGCAGGCGCGCGATACAGCGCCGTCAACGTCGCCGCGTTGGGACTGGTTTGGCCAAGTAATTTTGGAATTTTCATAATTAACTTACAAGGGTTGGGTCGCCGATCTTGCGCGTGTATTGGATTGTGTAACGCAACGTCGTGCGATGCACCGGGTTCGAGTGCGCAAGTGTCACAGGTTCCTCGTTCCCCGCGTCGATGATCGCGCCCAGGCTGTTCAACGTCATGTCGCCTTCGATTTTCTCTTGCACCTCGCTCACCAGCGTGTCCTTGCCGGCCGCGCCGCTGAACACCAGCTTCAGATACAGGGGAAAGCGGCACCCCCAAACCGTCGCCGTCTTCGACACCGTCGTTTCCTCGCCGTCGCACACCATCAGCGCGGGCAACGCCTTGCTCAGTCGCAGCACGTCCCATTCACGCCCGATGTCCCGAAACGTCCCGTTGGTTTTCAATGGCGCCAAATTGCTCAACACGCGGTCCATGATTTGTTTCTTGATTGAGTCAGGCATAAGTCAGTTCTCCCACCTTTCATACTTCCTCAACACACCCTCGACCTGCGGGAGCAAATCGATTTGCGCGAGCTGGAAAAACGTCCGCCCATCCGCGGGCACACTTAGCAAGCCGAGCCGGTGGCGGTTCTGGTACCAATACGCCACCTGCTCCACGCAGGCCTGTTCCAGATCGTCCGGCAGCGCCGCTTCCCCGGACCCAGGCGTCGTGCCGGGCAACACGTAGCCGCCGGTGTAAGTTACTTTCGCCTGCTGCGCTTGCGTGCCGAAGGCCCCGCCCAGCGAGATCACGCACGCGCGCCGCAGCACATAAAGCACGCCGTTCCGCAATTGCCAGCCGTCCGTCTCGTTGTCCTTCAGGTGGAACTGGCCCACAGCTTCGATCGGATACCGCGCCACGCGGACCTCAGTCACGTCGCCGGAAAATTCCTCGATCGCATTCACTGTGCGCTCGAACTGTCGGTGACACTCGTTTTCAAAACGCGCGCCAGCCGATTTGATAAAATTCGTCAACAGGGTGTCATCGGTCGTATCCGTGATTCCCAGCCGGTTCTTAACAGTAGTCAGTTGTGTGAGCATCATAATCAGTTGAATGGGTAATCCAGGCCGTTCCCGGAATTGTAAAGTTGAGTGCGTTCGCCGGCCGTCAGCAATCGTTTCCAGATGCTGACCGAGTCCAGCCGGCCATTGAGATAACTCCCGCCTTCTTCGTTCTGCCCAAGCAGCAACGACGATCCGCCGTCATGCGCGCCGCCGCTGTGCCCGGTTGAAGCCGCGGCATTGTTGTTTACCGACAGATTGATTGTGTCATTCGCCGCGTCGTGCCACGCGACGAAGAAATACCACGTGTTCGTCGATATGCTCGCGCTGTTGACGACCGAAGTGTTGCCCGTGCCGTCGTTCGAAACATGGAACCGCAGGTTCGTCCCGTCGAAAAACACCAGGTACTCCAGCGAACCGCTTCCCCATTTCCCGACCAGCCCTGCTGCCACCAGCGAATCGAACCGCACCCAGCCCGCGATGGTGAAATCGATGTTGCCCATCGAGATCGCCGGATTGTCCGCAATGCCGAGCGCTTCCTCGTTTGCTGCGACGAAACTCGCAGCGTTGCCGAGTCTGCCCGCGGCCTGCCCAACCGTGTTGACGTCGCCAAGGTCGTTCCCGCCATGCGCGTCCACCCGTTCGCCCGAAGCTTCCTCCAGCCGCCAATGCGCCATCAGCGCACTCAGCAGCGCCGAACCTCCGCATGGCGTGCGAATAAAATTATCGCCCGTGATGAAACAGGGACCGGAACCGCGTGTGTAGAGTGTGTTCATAATCTTCTGGGCTCGTAGCCACCGACGTAAGGAGGTGGATCCGCCTCCTCACCTCGGCGGCTACGAACTTTTTCAACTGTTCTTTCCCTTATAAAAACTCAGCGTCACCTTCCGCGCTGCCGGCGCGATCAACCCGATGCTCGTCACGTTCTCCAGGCTCCAGTGACTGGGCTTGAATTCGCTTCCCGAGCCGTCCGTGACATCACCAGAAATCACGGCGGCGGCGCCGTTGGGTTTGGCGTAAAAATCGCCATCCGCCGAGAAGATCACGAAATCCGCCCCGGCGGGCACCGTGTGAGTTTCGTTCGTGTTCGCGGCCAGGTCGCGCGCGTCGATGTAAAACGGCGCGCCGCGCATGAAGGTCAGTTCTCCATTCGCTCCCGGCCGCATGGTCAATGCTGTTAATGTTCCAGGCATAAATATTTACGATGTTGAGATTTACGATTTACGATTTGGTCACTTCTCCGTTGTTTTCGTGTCTGGCGACGCTGCGTCCCTGCTGCCACCACCAGCGCCCGTAGCGGGCGCGATGCCGCGCGCGCACCATCATGCGATGCCGCACTGTTTCCAGTTCGGCGCGATTGCCGACCTGGCCAGGGATAAGTAAGTTACTTTTCATATTCTCTTTCTTTTATGGCTGCGCTCTCACGAGCGCAGCCACTCGTTTCATGGTTTACGACGCTGCGGTTTGGAGTGATGCCGTTGCCCCGAGGTCCTGGTAATCGAAATCGATCTCCTCCAGGAAGCGGGCCGCCATTTCGTCCGTCGCGAAGTACACGTCCGAGCTGAAGTCCAGCCGCGGGTTGCCGTGCTCGCCGAACCACCAGTAGTCCAGCGTGCCGAACACCGCCAGATACTTGCTCGCCGCCGCGTTCGTGCTGTACGGCTCGAGCACATCCGTCCACACGATGGGATAACCATCCAGCGTCGGCCCGCCGATCGCGTCGCGTGTGCTCGGGCGATTCGGCACGAAGGCGAACAGGTCGTTCCCCGTGTTGAAGTCGCGCAAGCGGCTTTCCCACGTCGAATGCAGGTAATACTTCGCGCCGCGCGAGAGCGCCGCCGGATTCACCTTCAGGCGCACGTTGCGGAACTCCTGCAGCGTGGCATCGCTCGGCTTCGTCTTCGTCGCGGACAACTGCACATTCTTGCCGTTGTCCGTGGCCACCTTCGTGATGCCCTTCACGCTTTCATACGTGCCCGAGCCGTCCGCAAGGAACGCCCAGTTGTCTTCCGCGCGCGCGAATTCCACCGCACCGTAACGCGCAAGGAACTGGCCCATCGGCACGATGCTTTGCTCGTCCAATTCGCGCGGCACGCGCACGATCCCGCCGATCTTGTGCGACTCGAGCGTCGCGAAATCGATCTGCGGCGATTTCTCCGCGATGCTCGCGCTCATGGCGATCGACCCGAACGCCGGGCGCGTTTTGAACCGCGGCGGCTTGGCCGTGCCGAGCCCGATCGGGAACGGGAACATGTTCCGCCGCGCCACGCCGAACTCGCTGATCAGCTCCCGGATCTCGCCGAAGTACTCGATCGGCAGCGGAATGTCCGTCGTCGTCAGCGCCGCGCGCGTTTCCATGCCGAGAATGCTGCGCGCTTCCGCGAACAACGACTCCCGCGCACGCGCATCCAGCAGGTCCAGCCGGCCCGAACGCGCGTTGCCAAGGATAAACAATGCGCCCAGGTTCCGCGCGCACTCGTCGCTCACGAACCCTGGCCGGCGCGTATTCGGCGCCGCGCCACGCGCGAGCCATTGGCGGCGGACCTTGTCCAGTTCGCCTTTGAGCTTTTGGTTTTCTTCTTTCGTTTCGGATATGCCGCTCTTGATCTCGGCAATCCCCTGTCTCAGTTCGTCAACAATTGCAGTTTCCATATTTTTCTTTCTTTCTTTTCGTTACAGAGCCGCGCGCGTGAGCAAGCGGCCTTCGTTTTCGTCACTTCCGCTCAGCCACTTCTCTGACCTCGCGGACTAGCTGCAACCATTGCGCTCCATCGGTCCCGTGGCCCGGAGCGCGGGCGTCGGCGGGGGGACCTGCCTGATCGTTGCAAAATTCTTCCTCGGATTGGAGCGCGGACAGGCTGTCCGCTTCTTCGCGCGTTTGCGTGTGTTGCGTTGAATCGATGTGTTTCAAAATGGCGCTCAGCTCCCTCAAATCGCTCTTCTCGACGGCGCCGTCTTTGATGGCCAGCGCCAGCGCATTCGGGTTCGCCGGAATTCCAACTGCCGAAACCTCCAGCAGTTCCTGCTCGGTGTATTTGCGTTGGAAGCCGGCCTTCTCGTTGCCGTTCTCCCATTTGAGCGGCACGAACCCAACCGATGCCGCGCGCAGATAACCGCCGCGATAAAGGTCGCGCGCGATCTTCGCGAACGGATTTTCCTGCGACGCGAACTTCCACGTCTGCAGCAAAGCGTTCCCGCTCACCCACGTCTTCAGCGCCTGGCCAATCGTGAAAATGATGTCGCCGTACTGGTGCGCATTTTGGATGACGGGATTACGTAAGTAATTTTCCAGTCGCCAGCCCGACGCCATAATGATCTCCCGATAACGATCCAGCGTTTCGTCGCTGGCGCGCATGTGGAGGATGTCGGTGTCGTGCGCGTCGGGTTCGACGGCGACGGGGAGTTCCGCGCGAAGGACTTTCGCGCCCGTGTGAAGTTGAATCAGTCGCTTATCAAGTTCATTCGTTTTCATAAATCACCGTTTACTGATTACCGATTACTGATCACTGATTCGTTCTCCGTGTCAGTCCGTGTTTGTCCGTATTAAATGTGTTGAAATATTCCTTCACCCGTCGCGCGATGAGTTCCTTCGGTTCCCCTCGCTGAATCGCATCCGCGATCATCGCTTCGATCTGCGGCCGTCCCTTCTCCAGCGCCGCCAGCGTCCTGCATCGCTCCTCAAAAATGCGTCGCGAATTCCGGCAGGTTTTGGACTGCGGCAGTCCTCTGCCGCTTTCCCTTTGCGCGTCCAACTCCTCATACCTCCCGCTCAAAAAACTCCGCTCCCCATGCACCAACTCCGGCAACCCCAAATCCAACACCTGGTTCACAACATTCAGCGGCACCCCCACCCCAAACAGTTTCAGCCCGCTGTCGATCCGCGCTCGCTGCGCAGCCTGCATCACCGGCGTCGCCTTCACCTGGAATTCCCCGTGCAACTCGCGCCCAAACATCTTCACGATCGGATCGATCCCCGCCTCCAGCCGCTTGCACAACGGCGCAATCCGATTCTGGAAAAAATTCAATCGCGCCACCTCGCTCACACTCCGGTTCGCGTCCTCCGTGTAACCCAGCAACTCCTGCGGCACCTTGTAGATCGCGCAAATCTCCTGTCGATTGAACTTCCGGTTCTCCAGGAATTCCAAGTCCATCGCGCTCACCGTCGGCCTCTCGATCTTCGCTCCGCCCCAGAGCAATAGCGGCCGGTCCGCCGTGCCCGCTTTGCGTTTGCGTTCGCGCAACATCGCACTCAATTGCTCCACCTGGTCCTTCCCAGGCTGCTCCTTCATCGTCACGATCAGCCCCGTGTCCGCGTTATTGATCATCGCCCCCTTCATGAATTGCGCCGCCGCGTAATCCGTCTGCGCCGCCAGCCACGCCACCGTCAACGGCGACATCCCCCGCCACAAATGAAACGGATTCGGCAGTCGAATCTGAACGATCTCCTCGGGCAGCAGAACTCCTGGACCTATCGGCGAATTCGCACCGGCCCCTGTATAATTCCACCCTGCCAATTCGTGCCCCACCACGATCTCCCGCATCTGGTCTGGGTTTAGAATCAACAATCCCTCCACTCCCCGGAGCGCGGCGTTCACGCCGCTTCCCTCGCGCAAGTCGGCGGACGCTGAAGCGGCGTAAACGCCGCGGTCCGCTTTCACCGGCAAGATGAAGGCTTCGCCGCGGAGGCAAAGCCAGGCGATGACCAATTCCCAAAACGCGAACCGATCCATCTGCCGATGCGGCTGCTCAAACAACCTCGCAGCCGCATCGGCCCCGGTCCCGTCCCCCCCCACCTTGAAACCCACTGCCGAGACATTCTCCGCCAGCGTCGTCACACACGCATACACCCACGTGCTCTGCTGCAACGCGCTCGTCATCACCGCCGGCCCACCCGCATCCTCCTCCCCCCTCAACCACCCCTGCCCCCACGACCTGGTAGCGGCAGGCGTCTCGCCTGCCACGTTGCGCCACGTTTCCTTCAGCCATTCTTTGATTCTCATATTCGTTTTACCTTTTCTCCCTGCCCGTCTGTGTTTGCCCGTGTTTGTCCGTGCCTTCTCTTTACTCGTTCCGCTTTGATACTTGGTGCTTGGTTATTGGTGCTTCCTTTTAGCCTTTAGCCTTCATCCTTCATCCTTCAGAACACGATCGCTCCCACCTTCGCCCTCCCATTCACCGCATGCTGCCGCAGCGCTTTCGCCCAGAACCGGTCGCAGTGGCCATCCTTCGTCTCCCCGTCAAACCTCAGGTTCCCCGCCACCGTTATTGCCTTCCGCACGCCCCGCAGGTCCGCCCGCAACTTCGGGTTCGGATCCAACCGCAACCGCCGACCCTCCAGTGCTGTTCGCAGCCCATACGCCAACTGCTCTTTCACCGCCGCCGTGAACGTCACCGGCTCCGCTTTCCACCCGAACTCGTTCTTCGCCGTCTCCGCCAACTGCATCCCAAGCCCAGTCGCGTCAATGCACGCACGCCGCAACTGCGGCAACTCAAGCACCTGCCGCAGTTCCTCCTCCATCTCGGCGAACGTCGCGCCCCGCAACTCGATCCGCATCCGGTCCCAGATCACGTCCCCGATCTTTTCTCCCACGTCGATCACGCACAGATGCTCCTTCCGCCCGATGTCCACTCCTGCGTAAAGCTCATTCGTCGCCTGCGACAGTTCCTCGAAACTCTGCATGCAACCCGCCGCCTCGCACTGGGTGATCATCTCATGCGTGATGAACGTCGAGTCATCATCCGCCGGCACGCAGCAAAACTGCTGAAGCCATCCCTCCTCATCCAGGCACTCCAGTCGCATCCGCCGCATGAATTCCTCCCGGCTTTCGTTCCGCCCGCTCGCCTGGTTGATCTTCTCCACCAACCCCGCCTCCACCGCGTCCTGCAACGTCACCCGATGATGACTCCACCCCATCGGGTTCCCCCCGCGCTTGATCCCTTGAAGTATCTCGTGGAACACCGTCTGGTCCCCGTAATGCGTCGAGAGGATCGACAACTGCCCGCCCCACGTCGCGCACGGCTTCGCAAGCTCAAACAACTCCTTTGGGTTCTCATGCAGCGCGAACTCATCCAGCTTGATGTGCCCCGTCTTGCCCACCCAGGCCTTCGGGCTCGACGACACCGCGAAAATGCACTTCCCCGACGAAAACCGCAGCGTGAACGCCCCGCGGTCCTTCGCTGCGTCAAAAATCTCCCACTGCTCCACCGTCACCTGTTCCAGGTACTCCGCCCATCGTTTGCACTTCCGCAAATAGTCCCGTGCCGTCGGCAAATCCTTCGACGAAACCCACACATCCATCGCCCCGTCCTCCGCCACTGCCTTGAACACCGAGTCCAGCGCGTCCGCCGTCGTCATCCCGATCTGCCGGCCCTTCTCCATGATCCGCAACCCGCGCCGGTCCTCGATCCATTTCACTTGGTATGGCAATAAATATTCTCGCACGTCCATAAAACCTCCTTACATCAAATTCACTCCCGTGAGTTCCGTCAGGTCCTGCCGCGTCGGCGGCCGCTTCCCGCTCTGCTGCGCCCGCAATTCCTCCCGGAACCTCTCCCGCAACAGCGCCTCCCGGCTCAACCGCGCCAGGATCGCCACCACCTTCTCCAGGTTGTCCGGCTTGCTCACGTATTCCGTTTTCCACTTCTCCCAATCCAGCATCCGTAGCCCCCGCAACACATTCCGTGCAACCAGGTTCACCGCCACGTCCGCCGCCGTCCGCCTTCTCTTTGCTTTGCTTTTCATAACCCTTTCTGGTTCTGTTCTCTCTTGTCGGTCATTTTACTGTAGTGACTATAATGTGAGTCACTATAAACAGTCAACAAGAAAAATTATATTTTTTTACTTTTCTTAAAATGGACCCTTTATCGAAGGAATTCGTGCGGATGGTGAAGCAATCGGGCTGGACCCAGAAGGAAGTCGCCCAACAACTGCGCCTCACCGAGGGCGCCATCAGTCATATCATGACTGGCCGCAACCGGGCCAGCGAAACGGTGATGCACTTGTTCAGGCTGATCGCCCCGGGCGTCGCCGGGCCCGAGACCAGAGCCAATGCCTGGGAGGAGGATTTCCTGAGGAAGCTCCGCGCCCTAAAGCCCGCGCAGAGAGCGCGCGTGCTGGGCGCGTTGGACGCGATGATCGGCGCGGTGAAGCAGTGACAGGTTTGGAGTGCGGCAGTCCTCTGCCGCTTTCGCCGCATCTTCGGCTACGGTTTGTTTAATTCGCTCAAGCTGTGCGTGTTCGCAATCCTGCGCCTCTTTGCCATTATAGCCCCAAAAGCGACCGCGGTCATGAGCAATGCTGACCAGCCCAGAGTTGCGATTCGACAGGGCAGGCGAAAGGAAATGGGACCAAGAAGAACGACACTATATATCCCTGGGGAGTCATCGTTGAAATACACAAATTCGTGGCGTTCAACAACCCCGTAATGCCCACCAGGTCCGTGAACGGCAAGCCCACGATCTTCAAATGCTCCTGTTAGTGCCGTCGCAGAAAGGGGCGTCAGAAGTATCGCCGCAAGGGCAACCGCCAAGGCCGATTTCATATATGCACAATTACATCAAATTGCGGGCACAGGCAAATGTTGCGGTTGGCGAGGATTTCCTGAGGAAGCTCCGCGCCCTAAAGCCCGGCCAGCGAGCGCGAGTGCTGGGCGCGTTGGACGCGATGATCGGCGCGGTGAAGCAGTGACAGGTTTTGGAGTGCGGCAGTCCTCTGCCGCTTTCGCCGCATCTTCGGCTACGGTTTGTTTAATTCCCTCGAGCTGGGCGTGTTCTCAATCTTGCGTCTGATAGCGGGAACAGCCGCAACAGCGGTCCCGATGCCGAGGAATGCCAACAAGCCGAAGGTTTCGATTCCACAGGGCAGGCAAAACTTAATCGGACCAAGAAGAACGCAAGTGGACGACATGACGCATGCCTGTTCTTCGACAACGCCGTAATCGCCACCTGGTCCGGGAAGAGAAAAACCACGGTACGAGGGTGCCATTGCCATAGTAGAAAGGGGCATCAGGAGAATTGCGGCTAGCACAAACACCAAGGCCCACTTCATACACTGCGATGTTACAGCAAATTACAGACTAAGGGAAATCCGATCGCTGAGGGAAATGGCCCGAAAAAAAGTTATTCACAATTGCCCGAATTTGCAGAAACCCCAATGCTTTAACGTTAAAGGAGCCAAAAATCTATTTTAGGGGTAGGACAGCCGTTGTCCTACCCCCTTTGCGAGAATTGGGACCGAAAATGAACAATGAAAAATAAGGTCCTATATGAATAAGAAAGAGAAATTCATCATCTTCGTTTACCTCGCCGCCATGGCGCGGGACAGCGAATCGAAGACAGCGGAAGCGGCACGGATCGCGTCGCTTGCCTCACGGATCAGGGATGAGGTCCTGCCCGAGAACACCTACAACTCGGCGCAGGTATATGTAAATTATTGTCACGGCCGCAGCCGGGCGTTCAAATGGATGAAGAACGTCGGCTTCAAGCGCGTGCGTCCCAGGGCCGCCCGGCGCGACAGCGCAGGCCAGCCATGCAACACGCCGCAGCGTGCGGACATGGACACGGAAGGTGTCGGCGGGCGTGTAGCCTGAGCTGACCTGAGATAATTCCACGGTGGGCGAGCGCCACCTCGCCCACCGGCCGCGCAATTATCTCTTTGAAATCCAATCGTTAAGATTTCAGAGTCGCGCCATGGCTACTTACAAGCAGTTTGAAGATCTGCCCGTCTGGCGAAATGCGGCCGAACTGTTTGATGCGTGCGACGAGTTTCTGGCGCAAGCGCCAGCGCGGCTGCGACCGTCATTCCGCAATCAGTTGGAGCGCGCGGTGTTGTCGGTCTCGAACAACATTGCGGAGGGGTTCGAGCGAGGGACGACGAACGAGTTGCTGGCGTTCATTTATATTGCACGCGGTTCTGCCGGCGAAGTGCGCTCGATGCTGTCCCTCTTGTCGCGCCGCCCCTGGGCAGCGGGACTGAAGCCGCAGATCACAAAGCTGACCGCGCTCGCGGAATCGTGCTCGCGACAACTGCGCGGGTGGGCGGACTCTTTGCAGAACTGCGACATTCCCGGGCAGCGCCATCTCGACGAGCGCACCCGAAAAGGCTGGGAGCGCAAGAAAGCGGAAGCGAAAGCAACTGCGACCCTCCAGAGCAGGCAGCGCGAGATCGTTTCGAAGCTTGCCGCCAACCATCCTTTCCGCCGCAGTTGGGAAGAGAAGCACGGCCCGGTTCGCGGATCGCAATCTCAAATCTGAAATTTCGAAATTTGAAATCTGCAGGGGCGTATGGCGGGAAGAAATCAAAAATTTCCTTCAGGTAGCTCGTCCTTCCAGGGAGGTTTGAGTTTTGGGGATCATACGGGGTAACATGAGCAATGGACCCGTCTGAAAGGGAAGGACTGAAAGAGCAGTTGCGAGTGATGGCAAGTGGCCGGGGAGACGGTATAGACCTGGACTCTGCGGACCGCTGGGTGATCGAAGGTCTGACCGACCCGGTTGGTTTTTTTCGGCACCTTCAGATCCTCATTCCGCTCGACAGCATTCTGTATTTCGAGGGGTGTGAGACAGTTCCAGAGGCGGCGCAGTTTTATCAGAAACATCGAGCCTCAAACGCTGTTTGCGTTGTGCGTGATTGTATCTTCCCGATCCCGGAAACGTTTCACGTGTCCCTCACGAACGAAGTGCTTCAAGGCGTGACGGACCTATTACAGCGGTATCCCGTGGAAGGCTGCTTTTTTCATGTGAAGGCCTACCGCGAGGAAAAGTTGCTCTTTACCTTTCACGACGCATTCGATGGATCTTACTTCTATGTATCTGATCGGGTTCCCGAGGAAAGTGTTTCGGCATTCGCCTTGAAGTTCGGGGCGAGGTATCGGCGAGAGGTTAACGTGAATAAGCGCGACCCTGAACAATTACGACGCTTTCTTTGGGCGTTAGAAAATCCCGATAAACTGCGGATCAATTGGCCCTGGTGGAAAAAAGCCCTCTTCTTCTGGAAGAGGTGA